GAACTAATTAAATGATGTTCAAAATGTCGGTCTATAAATAGCTTGAACTGGCTATATATACTGGCACGCGTTGACGCACGTGTGCAAGCGGGATGTAACTACCTAATATCAGGAAACAGTCTACTGTATCTATGTATGGTCGTAACTAGCGATTGAGATCTTAGTCTCAACCACTCTGGGTTTATTTCAAAATTATAAAACTATATGGAGTCTTACGCCCTATAACATGCAAGCACATTATAGAAACTGCTCAGTTCGCAGCTTGACTTTATACCCACATAGTTAGAATACAGCACTTGCGTGCCAATACCATTTAGCTGCTTGCAAGATGTCCAGACGGATGCAGACACCTCCCCTTCCGGCAAACAAGGTTTGTATATATGATCAAGATAGGTACAAACTGGCATTGTGAGCATCATAAGGTTTTCTAACTAATGTTTTTGTGTTTTGTTTTATGTTTTATAAATAATAAATAAAAATATATAAAAGAAATATAAATCTAAATAAAGCAAAATAGTTAAATAAAATAAATAAATAAATAAATAAATAAAAGAAATATTAATCTAATTATGGAAAAATTGATAGAGTATTGGTAACTATTGCTGTAGTTTCCAAGTCATCAGGTGAATAAGGGAGGCCTAAGGCACCCTCATGGATTGGGTATCGAGATGATACATAAGGAACGTTAAACAAATTTCCTAATCGTGCATCGTCACCCAGACAAAAATATACATCAAACGCTGTTGCACGTTGTAATATATCTATTATCGGGTAATCTTGAACTGCTGCATTATTGATAGGTTTGTGTGCAACGACAAATAAGTCTCCCAGACTTATAAGTTCGGAATTTGTTAAAGGGTTCTCGGCAAATGGTCCTTGGGAGGACAAAAGCGAATGAAAACGTGAAGTAAAAGGAATATTAAACTCTGCTGTTCGATTTGGTGCATTAACATATGCCACGGGTAAACGTGTCATATATGGTATACCAGTTTGATCAATAGGTGTATATCCTGAAACAGGATTCACGCCATCAAAGTTATATATCGATCTCGCTACCATCTCTAATGGCGGTGAACTATCACTATTTTTGTTAATGTTGTATATAGGTGGTGAATAAAATACGGAAAACTCCATATTCAATCTACACATAATTTTAAAAGATAACGAACCGTTGAACTGTCTGTATATCTTCTGAAAGTGTGTAAAGTTGCCCAAATTTGGTGCTATTTCACTGGCTGCAGGATTATAAGTAGAAAACGATATCGTATTGCTCCTATGGAAAATTCTTGTTAAAGGAATTTTATAAACCGAACCTCCAGGTGTATTTGGATCAATTATGGGCAACGATGTGTACATTTGATATTTACGTAACAAGTGTCTAACAGATTGGATATAAGGTTGTGCTGTTGTCATTCTCGTATCAGATCCTGAACTTGGTGCTGTAGCTTCAGGCTCCTGTGTTCTATCCACCTCGCTCATAGGTGTGATGATAGGTTGTGCTGCTGATTGAGCAACAGATTTCCTAGGAATCTTTTTGGTTGCAAAAACTTTCACAACTTCAAAATCTTGTTCATCTTCACTCATTTCAGTATACAACTTCTCAACTCTAGTGATAGTACTTGCCTCAAGAACTTTGGTTACAGGGACGTAATTCTTAGATGTAGTCATGGTATTAACATTAAAGTTATCACCACCAGCTAAGAACACATTCACATGTATGGAACCAGGAGATCCATATCCACTTATTAACTTGTTAAGCACAGCAATATTCACATAACCCATAGTATCGTATTCCGATGGTACGTTGCTAGAAGCAACATGTAACATCGGTGTTTGAGCTATGAATTCGGCTTTAATATCAAAAGTATTACTACCTTGATTTATTTCTATAATTTGTCCATATTGAGACGATATTTCATTGAGATTAGTTGTTGTTGATGGTAAATAAACTCCATAGTTTAAACCAACAAATAGCTTGCAAGATTGCATCATCGTAGACACAACCTGCATTCTATAATTCAGGGAACCATTCCAAAATTCGAAAGGTATCACTAAATATTGCAACAAAGGTATTCTAGATATAGGTGCGACAGATGTAGTAGAACCAGGCTTGTAAGCCAATGGTACAGGTGTTGGACTCAAGGGAAATGAGCCAACAACCTTTCCTACAGGATCATCGACAGATATACTAAAAGTACCTAAGTAAGAAAATTTGGAAAATAGATAACGAAATTCCATTTCATCTGTTATTGTTGCAAAAGATTTAGGTGATACCAATGAAACGGCTTGAGGGTACAGGGACATTTTATCAATATGATCAATGCCATTGCAATTATTCATAAACTGAGTTGACTTCACTTTAACAGGTGGTGTGTCATCACAAACTGTTGGTTTGTCTAAACCAAACAGCGTAGCAACGGTTTTAAAACCGTCAGTGATAACATTTTTGGGTAAAATCACATCAGCTATCTTTTTAATCACACTGGCACTGCCACTAGAAGGTTCTTTACGAGCTTGATCTTCAGATTCAGCTCGAGAACGTATAATGCGACCACTTGTACCATTAAGTCTTGGAACTTTGAATTTACTGTCATGGAAATTAACAAATAATGATACATGAGTATCATCACTTGTATTTGCAGACAATTCAAAACGATTAAAGACAATCAAGTATAAAAATCCAAGATTGTCCCTAGGCGAGGTTTGCTCAGGTGGGTTCGTGAGATCCAACATTGAATAAGGTGTATTAAAAGGTATGATCATGTTTGAGGCTGTATTAGTATTTGGAAACAAATAACAAGTCTGGTTAATAGTCATAGAAGAAAAATTCGTGAGAATATTTGATTCTATGAATTGTGAACTTGTTAAAGGCACATATACCATAGCCAAGCATCCTTGCACTCCGGGTGAGGCTGCAAGTTGTGCGTTAATTTCAACATGACCAGACCAATACTTAAAAGCTTCAAAAGGAGCTAAAGTAGTGACATTATTCAATGTTAAATCCATAGGAACTCTGAATCTCTGAATTACAGAACCAGGTGCTAAACTAGTGGGTATTGGATATGAACCCACAAATTTATATCTATCTAATATGTTTTCAAGAGTCCAGCCGGGCTCTTTAACCACATCATCTGAATGTTGCAAGTCACTGGAATGACCATCTTTCAAGCTACTATTGGTTATGGGACGTTGGTTTAAAGCAACTCCCATCTTCTGTGTTGTTGTTTGTTGAACTGCTAGTGAATTCGAATCTTTTGCCGGAGTCGAGATTTCATTGTTGTTGATATTCATAATTATTAATCGTAGATTAGAGTCTTTGCGGACTGAGATTCTAAGATAAAATTAAAAACTCTGAGTATTCCTCAGTTTCGTACAACTCAATCAAAGCTTTTTCGGACAAAGGTTTGTAATTTAATACATTGAGATTCTTTTGTTCCAAAAAATTTTCGATCCTGTACATATATCTCTCATACACTTCGGGGGGGTGCAAAAACGCTTCTCTCTGAAAACCATGGAGTTTATCCACAGTCAACTCGTTCTCTCTTCTGTAATCTGATACATAATTTAATGAACCTTCCATTGAAACAGTTGATAGTGGTGCCACCACTTGCTTCAATTTTGGATTAAAATAAAACTTCCTTTTAAGAAATGATACCTTGTCAATACTTTTGAACATAGTCTCTTCTGTCCATTTAGAATTCTTATCACCTGGTGTAAAACCAAGATTTAGAAATTCCAAAGATGAATTGATACTTATTGGATTAAAATAAGGTCTCAATTGCACTGAAATATTTCCAAGTATATCATCACCATAAAAAGCAAACTTTGTATGTTCATTAAAACATGTAACAGTTTGATACTGTTTTGGCACATTCATATAATAACAATATGTCATATACATCTTATTCATATAAGAATTGTATACTGATGTTAATACTAAACCAGATGGTAGACCATGAGTAGTTATAAAACTTTTATCATGACCTCTAATAGGTGTAGATATTATACACTCTAGAATCTGATCTAAAATCTTCTCTACATCTTTGTCATCATAATTAGAACCAAAAATAATATTAAACTTATTACTATCAATCTTAACTCTTCCTTTCAACCATTTATTCAATTTTCTCTGGAACATAGGATGCATGTTTCTATCAAAATTTGAATAATCTCCATCAAAAACTTTTTCATTCAATGAACAAATTCTCTCTGCTAACTTACCCCATTGTTTACTCATGGGGTTCACTCCAACCATCACTCCATTAATGTTTCTGTGTTTAAACACAAAAGACATGAAATTTCCAAAGAAAAATCTGAACAACAGTGTAGAAACTATGTGGTAATTTGTGAAAACCCTAACTTTCTTGGGCATAGAATTTTCACAATCATCCATATTTTCAACGTCCTTCAGTTCATCTTTAAGCGTTAAAGTAGCATAATCACCAAAATTATACTCGTTTTTGACAATGCTATCTGCAAACTCTCTTACTATCAACTTTCCACTATTCATAACCTTTCCATTCTCATAATCCAAATAATCTTTCTTTTTTCCTCCATACATCGTTCCACACGATGTTTTAGGATCAATTCTACTTAAATTGGAATTACCCAAAATCAACTCTTTCTCGTCTAAACTCTCAAACTGATGATCTGTTGCTTGTTCTGCTTTCAACATACTCTCACAAAACTCAATACCTTTAATGTTAGCTACTGGTGTCGGTAACATCATCTTATCTATAACTGGTTTAAAATCTTTATGTTCAGACCCTAAATCCAATGCAGGTTTTCTCCAAGTAGGGAAAATACCATAGATAGGTGATTTAACATATTTGGTATCTTCCGCAGAATATATATAAGGTTCTGCTTGTCTAATAACTCCTGATCGAACATCTTTACTCTCTACGAACTCAACATATCTCTTAACATCGTCCAACTCAAAACATTTCTTAAGAAATAACAAATCTTCTCTTGACCACATCTTAGTTATACCTTGCTCAATTCCTTTTTCATCTTCTGTCATAGCTACATGCATACCAAGCAAACAACCATCCTCTGTCACTAACAATGAACCGCATTGTCCTTCACCATGGAAATCATAAGAAATATCTCCAGGTGCTAACTCTCCTTTATACTGTCTATAATCATACTTCATTGTGTAATCAATAGGTGAATATTTGGATTCCAAACTTAGTACTTCATTTGTACCTGTTATTAAAGCTAAATTATAACATCTAGGTTTAACAACTGGATTCAACTTTCTATAATAAGCTGGCAAACATTTAGGCAAAGACAACAAAGCCCAATCATTTTCCAAATTCATCTTTTCTATTGTAACTTCTATCATATCATAAACAATATTTGCATTAGCTTTCGCTGTAACAAAAAATGTTTTACTCTTATCCAACGTCGCAAGTGGGTGAGCTACTGTCAACAATAATCTTCCACTAAACAAACCTTTTACTCGTGATGTGAAATCTTTTCCTTCTAAATCAACTCCATGTATACTTACGTCTAACAAATTTCTCGCAAATTTTGTTATAGATGGTATAGGTACTTTTGCTTCTCCTCGTAAATTGAAATATCCTTCTGTTGTAACAAACTTGGCTCTTCCAGCTCTACCTTTATGTGCTGAATAGAACTTAGGTTTATTTCTACCATCAAACAAATCGTCTTCTTCACTTACTTTCTTTGACTTACAAGCGTAATAAACTCCCACTCCCATGGCGGCAACCACCAAAGCTCCAAATATAAGATATTTCCTATCTACTACATTTGGGTCCATGATTTTCTCTGCCATTTCAGTAACAGTTTGATAAGCATCCACAGTTGTCGTGAACAACGTATCAAATAATGGGAACTCTCTCATTCTATCAAAAATAACTTCTCGTAGCGTCATACCTTCTTCTACTTCATCATCTGCTTCTGCTCTTGTTAGTTTAAGTTTAGGTGGTGCAACAATATTATCAACCAAACTACGATTCTCCTCAAACACTCTCATCTTCTCCAATTGTCTCAAATGTATATCTTCTAAAAAATCTTGATGCAAACTACATGTTGGTATAGTTTTAATAGTTCTCCAACATTGATCTCCTCTTGTACTATCATAACACTTAACTTCAACTGTTCCATGGAACTTACCATCAAAAGTTGCATTTGCAAAATCATATCGAACTAATCTTCGCAAAAAAGCATCTTTATCAGCAATTCCATCTTTCTGTCCAAAAGTTTCAGGTATATGATTAGTAGTTAAAATCATCAACTCTGAATTAAAACTCTTCATATTTTTATTAGAAATAGCCGCAGCTTCCAAGGGATACTTAGAAGTTGAGACCATATTAACAATTTCAGACCACTGGGCTTTAGATTTGGCACCCATGTCATCTACCACATACACATCTTCATCATTATAAGTATCATAAAATCTCTTTTGGTCAAGAGATGCTGCAATATTATCACTAAAAACTGTTCTACCCGATCGCTTGTATATATCTATCAACTGAGATTGAAACACACTCTTACCTGTTCCTGGGGGTCCACATAACACAACACAAACCGGCTCAACTCTACTCGTATTTTTATAGTTTAAATATAACTTCTCTAACACATCGAATCCAATCTTAACATTAATATAATATTTAGGCAAATCTTTCTTCTGAAACAAATATTTTCTCTCGATTTCCTTTCTTTTTGAGTTAACTCTATCAAATTTTGTTTGATAAGTCAACTCACTAAGAACTGATTGCTTTGTTCTGTGTTCTTCACACAAAGAAAACATATCGTAACGAACATTGTTCATTGCACTAAAAGGCATTGCATCCTCAACACTACACATAACTCTATGCATCTGCATAAAGAGAGAATCAGGATTGCTGTTAGTATCACTCGGATTTCCGAATGACTCTAACACCAATCTAGGTATAGATAAAACGAAAGCCAACAACTCAAAAACATACGAACTATCGTCCAATAACTTAAAACTTGTTAACTTTGGCATATCATTCATAATTCTCTTCATATACGGGGGCATAGCTGCACTCAACAATGCTGTAGCTATCAACGTTTCTGCTCCTCCTGCTTCTGCTGTAACTTTTTTGATAGGTGTAAAACCAAAAACTTTCCAACTCTCATGACAATTCAAAATCAGATTTGAAACTCTAGAAACCAAGTTTATCGACAAACCTAATCTATCATACAACAAAACATTCAACAAATCCACAACTGACGTAAAAATACGTACTATATGCAACGAAACAACTGAAAAGTCCAAAACTGGGCTTAAGACTTCTTCATATTGTTTTGCAAACCATGATTTCACCCAACTCATAAGACGGGCTTTGAAATCAAAATAATTCGACAATCGTGAAAAAACGGGTCCTGGATTGGATTCACCTCCTGATGTTACAAAATCTTCATGTCCTGTATTCCTATTGAAATACACAACTTGAATATTTCTAACACTCTTTTCAAAAGCCAAAAACTTAATGTAAGAAATATATCTATCCAACGCGGGCACCTTATGCAACGCGTTCAAACTAACTAACATTTTAGATAAATACTTGAAAATAAATTTAGCAAAACGAGTTTGCAAAATATTAACAAGCACATGATGTTTATTTTCTCTAAAATCCATAACAACATTACACTTACACTTAATTTCATGAACTCTTCTAGTCAAATCCTCGGCATATCTCTCTTTGAACTCAGATATATAAAATAACAATTGAAAATCATGTCTAGCGTACAACAGTGAGCAAAAATGTTGCACACTAACTCTTCTTCTCCTCTCTCTTTCATTGATGAATGTGGCAAAATACAAATCTGGTAACATATACCTCAAATAAGGCATGTGAACAGATTCAGAATAAAACCAACTCACCAACTCAATCAACATAACATGTGACTTATAATTAAGTTTGCCAAGCCCTAATGACTCAGCAAAAAAATGAGATACTATACTAAAAAACACACTCGGTAAACCTTGAGTTATAAGAAATTGACTCATGTCAATAAAAGTAAATGAGATTGCATATTTATATGTAACATAAGAATTCTCCTGAATTAGAAAATATAAATAACTGATATTTGTTCTGTTATTTATTGCATTCATAAAAGACTCTTCTATGAACGAATCAAAATCATTCTTATGTCCCATAAAACGTGTGGAATATGATGGTGTTTTCACACTCCAATACTTGAGATTCTCTATATCCATGATAAAATCAAAAAATTTGCACTTATTAAAAACTTGAAGGGTTTCATTGATATCAAATATGTTAAGCTTCGCTATAACATAATTCAATCGTGTTACCATCTCTTTAATAATAAGTTTAATATCTTGACGATCCATGTTTTTGAGAAAACACTCCCGTTGTTCCTCAACGTACATCTTAATGTACGACACAACATTTTCATGTGTGTAGCGCCGATAAGGGTATACACACTTTGTCAAAGTGTGCACAACCTTATCGTCATCACTCTCTCTAGTGGTGTCTGTTACAATTACCGGAGTCAGGGCTTCTTCTTTAAATACTTCCATACTGATTTCGTAAACGTCTTCAGTGACGTAGTTTTATGCTCTTCAGCTATATACTAAGAATGTGAAATGAATAATAATAGATCATTAAACCTATTACAATTCTAAGGAAAATGAGTCGTATAATAATAATAATAATAATATACAACCACTAATAGAATAATAATAAAGAATATAAAGTAGTCTGCTTGGATATAAAGAAAGATTCCAAACAAAACAAAGAAAAAATCAGTCAAACAAAAATAATAGTCAACTGACAAATATATATTTAAAGAAAAAAGAAACGAGTATTTAAAAATTAAAACACTCGAAGAGAAATACAAAATAACTAAATGCAAAAAATTGCACCAGCTATACTAGCATTAATAAAATAACAAGATCTTCAAACACATAGCAAAATAGGAACTCAAAATTTCCATAATGGTTATGTGTTTTAAATCATTGTTTAAAGTACATTCAAAAGCGATTGAACGAGAAAAACAATACCCC